ACACAGGCTTCTACGGTAATGGCGGACGTTTCTACCTCGGCGCAAGAGTCATCAGCCGAACCGCAACAAGCTCAGGGCAAGGCACACAAACCGCAAACCGCCTCGTCATCAACATCCGAATCGCCACAGGTTCAGGTACGGGCACATCTAATAACACCATCGTTGTCGGAAGGCTTCGCACGGGCTACGGCTCAGGTGGTGCCACCGCGGGCGACCAGGGCATCGGACTACATATCGCCCCACGCACCGCCACGGGGTCAGGGACGGGCACATCATCAACGGTTTCCGCACCTGTCCGATTCAGAACAGCCACAGGCAACGGTGCTGGCGCTGGCACGGCAGACGGACTACGCATCGTTTCACGCACAGCCACCAACACTGGTGCTGGGACACAGACCGCTGTCGGATCTCATATTGCGCCACGAACAGCCACGGGATCTGGTACTGGATCGGCAAGCGCAACAGCTGTCCGCGTTGTTCCACGAACCGCCACCGGTTCGGCGGTCAGCGGATCCAGCATCAGTTACGTCGAGATTCTCGCTCGCCGCGGAACCGCCACAGGAACAGGCACCTCAACCACGACCATTCTTCGTGTCGTCCCACGCACCGCTACAGGCGGAAGCACCAGCGGATCCGTCACCATCGAAATCCTTATCGCCATCCGAACCGCCACAGGTTCAGGTGCAGGAACAGCACAGGTCATCGGTGCGCGAATCACCCGCAAAACTGGTACAGCAACAGGCATAGGATCAGGCACAGCCAACTGGACAAAATCCCGTATCTTCCGTATGCCAGCCGATGATGAATACCCAGGTGGCCTGTTCGCCAACTTCGACACCAACCATCGTCTCCGTTCGTATGATCGGTCTGGTCGCCGTGCACGAAACCTATACAAACTGACTGATGGCACCTACACCACCACCGAGCAACGGGATCAGGGCCAGGTAGCAAAAGTGTATTTGGGGTCGCATAGTAATTTTCTTACCGATACCGAGGTGTCCGAGTTGACAGCAGCCGGATACGGGAGTTACATAACCTGATGGCTACTTTTCGTCCACCGACCGACAACTTCGTTACCCAAGCCCCCACCACACGTGACAGTGTGCTCGGTGTTCTGTCCCGTGATGAGCGTCTTCGACGCAGACTCGCCCAGTTCTATCCAGCTGCACCTAGAGGCAGAAACGTCTATTGGCTGTTGAACGGAACCTTCACCGAAAATGATCCTGCTGACCCTGCTGACATTCGCACCGTGTTCTATGGTGGGCACGATAATGTGGTGACAGCAGAGGAAGAAGCCGCGTTGATCGCGGCGGGATACGGGAGTTACATCACGTGATAAAGCATCAGGAGACACATCCTTCGTTGGATGTGGAGGGTTGTTTCGGTTGCAAGATTGCTTGGGTGGGTGTCGCACCATCGGCTGCACCTACTCGTGGTGGTGGGGCGAGGGTTGCTCAGATCGCTGCGAAGGACAAGGTGTTGGAGAAGGATTTGGATGCGTATAAGCGTTTGCGTGATGAGGGGCTACAGCCTCATAACGTGGATGGGTCAGCGAAAATTGAGCAGATCGCTGAAACCAAGTTTCAGGTTGAGACAGGCATTATCAACCCGACTCTTGATGCAATCGTCAAGTAATGCTTCTTACTATTTACATCCCTACTTATAAGCGTGTCGAGCTGGCTGACTGTTTGCAGAGCATTGTCCCGCAGTTGACGGATCAAGTTGAGGTGATCGTCAGCGACAACGATGGGTCGGCAAAAGAGATCGTGTCCCGTTTCCCGAAGGTGACATACACGCGCCGACATTTCAATATTGAGGGGGATCCGAATGTGGTGCGCGGTTTGGTGTGCGGTACCGGTGAATATGTTTGGGTGTTTGGGGATGACGACACAATGCTTCCAGGCACCATCAAACAGTTGTTGCCGATGCTCAACGGGGTGGATCGGGTGATTCACTGGTCGCCAAACTCGATGGAGGTCAATCCAGGGTTTTTCGGGTCGATGCCTGGCTACATCAAGACTCTGGAGGACAAGTCAATCCTTGTTGCTTCAACGTTGATTACGGCGAACGTGTGGCGTAGAGCAGCGATGGATGTTGCGTCTGGCTTACGAATGGTTGACACCAAGTACCCGCTGTTTTGGGCTGGGTTGAATACAAAGACCGTCAAGGTAATGCCAGTTCCAACCATCACCGTTGGTTATGTCCATACGAATGTGTTCGGGTTCTTCAACAAGGTTATTGACCAGTATTTGAAGGCGCTGATGGATGCCAACGGTTTGCCACACATCGATCTGTTTGATGCGTTGCGTTGGAACTTTGTGAACGTATCCAAATGAATACCCAGCATTGGCACGGCTTTACAGATGGCAGGTTCGGTTACGGCTCGATGCTGAATGGGTTTCTGAACCATGTGCCTGATGGGGTGACATTGGATGAGATGTCGAGCGTGTCGGTCCATATGGGTGTCCCGTTCTCTTGTAAGGGTTGGTATGAGAAGCAGCATCGTGTTTGTTTTACGATGTGGGAAACATCGGAGGTGCCGATCAGGTTTGTGCGTTGGCTCGCCCAATACGACCAGATCCTTGTGCCTTGTAAGCACAATGTTGAGACTTTCAGTAAGCATCATCCGAATGTGAACTATGTGCCGTTGGGGGTGGATCGCACTATTTGGATGCCGCAGCAACGGGCAGAGAACAAAGTGTTCAAGTTTATGGCTGGCGGCTCCCTGTGGGAACGCAAAGGTATTGATGCTGTAGTGAAAGCGTTTCTGAAATTGGATTTGCCCGACGCTGAACTGCATCTGAAGATGGCTCCCCATGCGTCCGATGTGCCGCAGGATATTCGTGACCCGCGTATCATCTTCCACCGAAATTGGATGACTATGAGCGAGCAGGTGGCATTCTTCAATTCTGCTGACTGTTGGGTTGCTCCTGCCCGTGGCGAGGGTTTCGGGTTGATCCCGTTGCAGGCGATTGCGTGTGGTGTCCCAACGATTGTGAGCGCTTCGTCTGGGCAGGCACAGTTTGCGCATCTTGCCAGCTCGATAGTGAAGTCCACACCGAAACCGTCACCTCATGGCGGGAACTGGGATGAGCCTGATCTGAATGATCTGGTGCGTTTGATGCGTCACCATTATGAGAATCGTTCAGCGTTGAGGGTGGATGCCCGTGAACGTGCCGTGTTGACTGACGAGTTCTCGTGGGAGAAGGCAGCGCAACGGCTGGTTGAGGTGGTGCCGAAAGGTAAGAAACTGCCAGCGTCAGCGAAATGGACTTCTCCGAAACCTGTAGTCCCAGCCCAGGTCAAGAGGGCAACCACGGTCGAGATCAACGGGAAAGCACAACGCTTTGTACCTGGGGTACAGTATGAGGTTGAAGAAAACGTGCAAGACATCCTTTACGCAGCAGGAGCATTGGTATGAAGAAGCAGTTCTGGGATAAGAAGAACCCGAAGAAGAAGTCCACCCCGTTGTCGGCTTCTCAGAAGAAGGCTGCGCAGGCTCGTGCGAAGAAGGCTGGTCGTCGTTACCCGAACCTTGTGGATAACGCTTGGGCTTCCCGTAATGGCTAAGACACCGGCATGGCAACGCAAAGAGGGCAAGGATCCGAAGGGCGGATTGAACGCGAAAGGTCGAGCGTCAGCGAAAGCGCAGGGGATGAATTTGAAGCCACCTGTGTCTGCGGCGCAGGCAAAGCGTTCACCGAAGGCGGCTGCACGGAGGAAGTCGTTTTGTGCGCGAATGTCTGGTATGCCTGGGCCGATGAAAGACTCGAAGGGTCGTCCGACCCGCAAAGCGCTGGCTTTGCGTAAGTGGGATTGCTGAGAGTGGTATCCTTTTCGTTTAGTCAACGAAAGGTTTCTGTATGTCCATGAAGGGCGAGAAGTACAAGTCCAAGAAGGCCAAGATGAAGCATGAGCGTTCTGAGGGCAAGAAGGAACGCATGATGGAATACGGCTCCAAAAAGTCCAAGAAGAAGGGAAAGTAGTCATGCCGATGGTTGGTGGCAAGGAATACCCGTACACGAAGGCTGGCATGGCTGCTGCTAAGAAGCAGGCCAAGAAGTCTGGCAAGCCGATGAAGATGAAGAAGACCGCTGCTGATAAGGCTGCGATGAAGGGCAAGAAGAAGAAGTAGTGTCTACTGCTGGTGCGCTCCTTGACCGAGTTGCCCGTCAACTTCTTTCCGGCACCATCGAGGAACGGAACAAGTTAGCGACATCGGTTGACTCTGATGACACGTCTTTCGTGTTGTCGTATGAGCTTGGCGCGTTGCGTACTGGCGCAGTCTTTGAGATTGATTCGGAGTTGTGCTACGTGTGGGAAGCCACCGTGGGTAATAAGACGCTGGTGGTTGAGCGCGGATACGCGGGCACGACCGCAGCCTCGCATACGGCTGGGGCGATTGTGACGATCAACCCACGGTTCCCGAAAGCCCAAATGCTTGATGCGTTGAATCAGGACATTGATGACCTGTCCAGCCCAGCGAACGGTTTGTTCCGTGTGGTGTCTACCGATGTGTCTTACAACGGGTCGGATCGCCAGATCAACATTACGGGTGCAACCTCGATCATTGATCTGATTGATGTGCGTTTGCGTTACTTATCGGACGATCATCCGGTGATTCGCCGTGTGCGCCTGTCACGCGATATGCCGACCACCGATTTTGCGTCAGGGTTCGCGCTCACGTTCGATGAGGGGACGATGGCTGGCACTTTGCGTATCCGCTACAAGGCACCGTACACACGGGTTTCGGCGTTGACCGACAACATCCAAACGGTTGCCTATGTGCCGATCAACATGGAAGACATTTTGGAGATGGGTGTCATGTCGCGTCTGTTGTCGATGCGTGAGGTGAAACGCAACTTTATTGAGTCGCAGGGTGATACTCGTCGCGCTGATGAGGTTCCGCCTGGTGCGATGCGTGACTCGTTCAGTAATATTTTGCGTTTGCGTAGGGATCGTATTGTCGCTGAGGCGGCACGTTTGGCGAGGCAGTATCCGCTAGTTATTAGGCAGTAGCCGTGGCTGGTCTTACTGATTTCACTTTCGCCTTTACTGGCGGCCCAGCGTTCTACACTGGTACTGGTGCAACTGAGCTTGTTCCGTACACGTTCCCTGTTGCGATCAATGGTCGTCCGTATCTGATTGATACGAAGTCTGGTGATTTCGGTCGCCAGTTCGATGCCCGTGTTCGTGACTCGGTTGACCAGTCAACGGAGCCTGGTGAGGCTGCCATCAACCCGCAAGGTTTGTGGCGTAGGTCGCAGTCGTCTTGGCATTATGGGGCTGGGCAGGAGTATTCGGATACCGCTGACGCAGAGAACTATCGGTTCCATTCTTCGAAGGGTGTGGATGTGTGGACTCGTGGACAGTTGTCGTTGCTGTCCGATACCACGCAGGCTTATCCGACTTCCAACACGAACCTGTATATGGCTACTGCCACTGACCGCATTTATGGCTCTGACGGGCAGAACGTCAAGTACACCACCGACTGGTCCACGTTCACCACGGTGACAGGTACAGCCGCGTCAAACATCTATTCGCTCACCTCGGACGGATACAACGTGTTCTTCTCGTATGCAAACGGGGACATAGATCAGACGAACGCTGGCACCTCAGCCGCATCTGCGTACATCACTGGTATCGAGGCTGGCACCTTGCGTTATGTACGTGGCCGTTTGATGGTCGCTGGGCAGGGCACTGACAAGAACAAGATTTGGAATATCACGACTACCCCAGGGACATCAGCAAATAACCCTGGCGCTCTCTATACGCATCCGAACAGCAACTTCAACTGGGTTGGTTTTGCTGGTGGACAGAACCATATTTATGCGGCAGGGTACGCAGGCAACAAGAGCCTGATCTACAAGACCACGATCAAGGCTGACGGAACTGCGCTTGATATCCCAACGGTTGCCGGTGAATTACCACAGGGCGAAATCGTGTCGGGTATGGAGGCGTATCTCGGCTACATCATCATCGGTCTGACCACAGGATTTCGTTTCTGTTCAGCTGACGACAACGGCAACTTGGTTATCGGACCGTTGATTGAGACTGGCACCACAGTGAACTCGTTCGCTGGTATCGGCAAGTTCGTGTATTTCGGTTGGACAAACTACGACTCTACCTCCACAGGTATCGGACGCATGGATGTTTCGACGCAGGTGAGTACGAACCAGCCTGCTTATGCTTCGGATCTGATGGTGACTGGTCAGGGCACGATTGTGGATATCCACGAGTTTGATAATCAACCTGTGTTTACGGTCGCTGGGTTGGGTGCGTACAGGGTGCATCCAACGAACAAGGTTGCGTCAGGAACTTTGGAGACAGGTATCTACAGGTGGGGTGTCCCTGATGCGAAGTTCATCCCGAAGTGGGATTTGCGTACCCAGCCGTTGAACGGCACGGTGACTATTTCAGTTGCTTCAGATAGCGGATCGTTCCAGTCAATTGGTACTCAGTCAACTTCGGGGTCGTTGGAGTCCACGTTTGATGGTGCGGAAACGAAGGTGTTTGAGGCTGAGGCTCGGCTCACGCTTACCCGTTCAGCATCGGATAGCACGGTTGGTCCGGTGGTGACACGCTGGCTGGGTCGAGCATACGCAGCCCCGCTCCGATCCCAGATCTTCTCGGTCCCTGTTCTGTTGCATCACACGGTTCGCGACAAGAACGGGCGCGAAGCCTATTTGGATGTGGACTATGAGTTGTCTCTGCTTCGGGATTTGGTGGAGAATCCTCGTGTCATCAGCTATCAGGAGAACACCGATTCGTATTCGGTGGTGGTTGAGGATGTGCGTTGGCGGCCGATTCAGGATGCCCGAAACCACAACGAGTGGGATTGGAACGGCACCTGTACCGTTATCATGCGTAGTGTACGATAGGACGCTGAGATGGCTGCTTTTACCAGACGACAGTACAAGGGCGCGGCGGTAGCCACTACCACCACAAACTCGCTCAACACGACTGACACCTCAGTAACTATTGCCTCGAACACGGGTTGGCCTTCGTCGGCTGGTGTGCCGTTTTATGTGGTGATCGATCCAGGCACGTCGGCTGAGGAGAAGTGTTCGGCAACGATTTCTGGTACGACGCTGACGTTGACTCGTGCGCAGGATGATACGACTGCTTCAGCGCACTCGTCTGGTGCGACGATTTATCCGGTGTTCACCGCCAATGATGCGGATGAAGCAAACGAACTTGTTGCCAAGCTAACCACGAAGGGTGATCTGTTGGTCACTGACGGGTCGGCGCTGAATCGTTTGGCTGTTGGTTCAGATCGACAGAATCTTGTTGCTGATTCTGGGTCAACCAACGGTGTCAAGTGGCAGTATGAGGGCGAACTGACACTCAATGCACAAACTGGAACCACCTACACGTTGGCTTTGACGGACTCGGCGAAGTTCGTGACGTTGAATAATTCTTCAGCAATTACGTTGACGGTTCCAACCAATGCTTCTGTTGCGTTTCCTGTTGGGACTCAGGTGAACATTGTGCAACTTGGTGCTGGGCAGGTGACTGTTTCGACGAGTGCGACCTTGCGTGGTTATGGGTCTAGGTACAAGTTGATCGGTCAGTATGCGGCTGCGACGCTTATCAAAATTGCTACTGACGAGTGGGTTATTGTCGGCAATACGGCGGCATAGCCATGCTGATTCTTGGAATCGGTGGACCATACATAAACCCACCGCAAACTGCACCAACCAGTCTTTCTACCACTAGCACCACCACAACTACAGCAACCATCAGTTTTACTGCACCCACCGATGATGGTGGTTCGGCAATCACGAACTACGAATACTCAACTAACGGTTCTACTTGGACTGCTCTTAGCCCGACCGACGCAACATCTCCAGTTACGATTACTGGTCTTTCTTCTGGTACCGCATACACGATTTATCTTCGTGCAGTAAACGCAATCGGTTCTGGACCATCGTCTGCTGGGGTTTCTGCCACAACTGTCGCTACCGCAAGCATCCAATACCTTGTTATTGCAGGTGGCGGTGGTGGCGGCAACGGCGGTGGTGGTGCAGGCGGGTACAGAACGTCCGCAACTGGTCAAACATCTGGTGGTGGTGCATCAACAGAAAGCACTCTTACAATCGACGTTGGAACCAGTTATACGGTAACAGTTGGCGGTGGTGGTGCATCGGCAACAACCGGTGGCGGCGCTGCGTACGGTTCAAATTCCGTTTTTTCCACTGTGACTTCTACTGGTGGTGGTCGTGGTGCACAGAACGGTCAGTTCTCTGGTGGTAATGGTGGCTCTGGTGGTGGCGGTTATAGCACTGGGGCGTACACAGCTAAGGGAACTGGTACATCTGGTCAGGGCTATGACGGAGCGAATGGTGGGAACAATCCCAATGGCGGCGGTGGTGGTGGTGCTGGCGCGGCTGGGTCGAGTGCAACTGGAGGAAATGGTGTTTCCTGCAACATCACTGGAAGCGCTGTAACCAGAGGCGGTGGCGGTGGTGGCGGAAACGTTGGCAACGGAGGAAGCGGTGGTGGCGGAAATGGTTCGGTAGACGCTGGTTCACCTGGTGGAGCCAATACTGGTGGAGGTGGCGGTGGTGGATACAACGATGCTGGTGCGGCGGGAGGATCTGGAATTGTTATTTTGAAGTATCCTGATTCGCGCACAATTAGTGTCGGTGCCGGGTTGACAAGTTCGACTTCTGGACCGTCCGGTGGCTTCAAGGTAACTACATTTACTGCTGGAACTGGAACTGTGAGCTGGTCGTAACTATGGCGCATTACGCTTTTCTCGACGAGAACAACATTGTGACCGAAGTGATTACTGGTCGCAACGAAGATGAAGTGGTTGACGGTATCTCCGATTGGGAGAAATGGTACGGAGATTTCCGTGGTCAGAAGTGTGTGCGAACTTCATATAACCACAACATCCGCAAACAATACGCTGGCATCGGATTCACCTATGACCCTGTTGCCGATGTGTTTGTTGCCCCACAACCATTCCCATCGTGGACACTGGATGCAAACCATGATTGGCGGCCACCTACACCAAAACCAGAGGGACGTTTCGTTTGGAATGAGGATGCCCTGGCGTGGGTCGAAGAAGTCGCTGGCTAGTTTTTCTTCCCGTTGCTTTCCTCGCTTTGCTGCCACAGCAGGCGAACGCTGAACCCGAACTAGGACTCAACGCGGTCGGCTATCTGATTGACCAGATCCCACCGGAACGCTCAGATACCATCTATCCAACCTGCGGATCTGAGGTAGAGAACAACATCAACCGTAACTTCAACGGTGAACCATTCCAAGATTGCGGCTGGGATTTCTTCATGGTCCACTACACAGGGTTCATCAATTTGCCTGAGCATGAAACGATTGAGTTCATGGTGGCAGCTGATGACGGTGGCACGGTCAGTATCGCTGGGCAGGAGTTCGGTACTTGGGATTTGAAGGGTTGCTCGTGGTCGAGCACCATAACGCTGTCCGTTATGCCAGGTTTGTATCCGTTGGATGGCTGGTTCTTTGAGGCTGGTGGCGGTACTTGCTATATGCTCGCTTGGAAGATTGACGACGCATATTGGGAGATCGTTCCAGAATGGGCATTTACAACAGCATCCACCCCTGTGACGACGACCTCTACTTCTACTGTCCCACCCGAGACTGTCCCTGTCACGGACCCGCCTACTACCACGACGCTTCAGGAAACCTCGACGACCGAGGAACCGACGACTAGTAGTTCTTCAACTCAGCCCACACTGCCAGCCACAACAACCCTGCCACCAGCAGAAGAACAAACGCAGTCGCCCCCCACAGGAACATCAACGTCCACCACAACACCGTCAACATCTACTCCTCCTTCAACTGTCGCTGAACCATCCACCACAGTAACAACTGAACCGGAAACAACAACCAGTTCATCTACCGTTGATACGTCGCCACCAGCCACGTCCCCCACACCACAAGAGGTAGCTCCACCGCCAGTAGAAGCGCCTGCGCCCGCGACGACGGTGCAAGAAGAATTGCCACAGGAAGAACCACAGCCCCCAGTAACAGACCCAGAAGTTCCAGAAACCCAAACATCGGTGGACACGCTACCCCCGTTTGATGATGGTGTGGTGGAGGATCCACAGGAACCAGCCGTAGACGCACCCATCAAAGATGCCCCCACAATCGACGCAGAGCCTCCTGTAAGCTCCGTAGACGAGAGCGAACCCCCTGTCAGCACTATTGATACCCCTGAAACGCTCCTAGAGGCTCTGGATGCGTCCTCCGAACCGACCCCTGCGCAGGCCGCCCAGCTCGCCACCAACCCACAGGTGCTTGCAGTAGCAAGCGTAGAGCAGGCTGAAGCCATCTTCGAGGCGCTGAATGTTAGCGAATTGGATAACACTCAGATCGCCGCCCTGATTGAAGCGGTACAGGATGCACCCGCCGAAGTCCGTGAAGCGTTCGAGGACACCATTGACATTTTCGGTGAAGGCTTAGACGACTATGTGCCCCTCGGATCCAACATCCCAGTCGGCACCAGACGCACCCTAATCGCCGTAACCGCAGGAATAACGCTCGCAGCAGCAGGTACTAGAATACGGCGCTGATGCGTAAATTCTTCAACTTCCTGAGCGACAACTCATGGACCTACGCCGGTACCGGCATGGTGCTCATCACCCTGTCTGGGCCTACTCTCCGTTCAGCCCTGTGGATAACTGGTGTAACATTGATCCTGCACTCAGCGTTATCCCTCTCCCAGAAAGACTGAAATGGACAAGCTCAAGAACATCATCTTCCGTATCTTCGCCCTGTTCGGCTCCTCGGCTTTGGCTGCGGTTGCTGGTGGCGCAATCATCGGTGTTGAACTGTGGAAGTCCGCTGCCCTTGCTGGCGTGATGGCCTGTGCGCAGGTCGTTGAGAAGCTTCTCCGTTACAGCGTGGATGGCACGTTGACGAAGGAAGAAATCGAAGCCGCGTTCTCTGGCGCTGGTGCACCAAAGAAGAAGGAAGAAGCGGCTGAATAATGGCGAAGGTCGACATCGCCAAACTGCCGATCATCAAAGTCAAACTGTGCTCACACCTCAAAGGGGTCGAGCCAGGTGAATTGGATCCGAGCCTGCTTCGCAAGATCGAAGGCAAAGGGGTGCTGCATCATTGTGCGGCTGACGCATATGAGGCGATGGACGCTGCCGCTAACGCAGAAGGAATTGACCTCAGCCCGACTAGCCCAGCGGACACATATCGCTCACTTGCGGTTCAGGAATACGGATTCTTCCAGCGATACACCGACAACCCGAAGCCAGCCCTGATGAAGCAGAAGCCACGCATCTACAAAGGCAAAGCGTGGTATCTGAAGAAGGGGATGGCACAACTCGCGGTCCCTGGCACGAGCCAACACAACTACGGCATCGCAATCGATATTGCTAACGCTTCGGGTGCACGACTGGAATGGCTCGCGAAGAACGCGACCTCGTTCGGTTTCTCGTGGGAAGTACTCCCGTCAGAGCCGTGGCATCTGCGTTACGTTGCAGGCGACGATGTGCCTGAACGGGTGAAGGCTTGGAAGGAATCAAAGGGAGCTTGATGTGGACGCTGGGTGGGCTGTCTTTCTTAGTGCCGTTGTTGCTGGTGCTTTTTCTGTCATAGTCACCCTCATCCAGAAGTTCAAGAAGGAGAACGCCTCAGACCATGAGGTTGTGATGGGGATGCTGAAGATGGTTTACAAGAAGCAGGGCAGCGTAGAAACCAAGATAGATAAGGTTTCTGAGAGGTTGACGGACCACATCGAGAACCACTAGGGTTTGCCTCTCTTAGGGAGGTGCTAGACAATGGCAAAGAACTTCAGTATGGTGGAGTTGCGACTCATTCGCGACAGTCTTTTGAAGGTGACACCGGCAAGAGATCAAGCTGATGCGTTGTGGGATGTAATCGAGAAAATCAACGCATTGATTGGAGAACAGCGTGAGCAAGACAAAGGGAAGTCTGCTAACCGAAATAAAAGAAGCGCAGGGCACTAGCGGTCGCAGACCGCTCATCTTCGGTATTGCCGAGGAGTTGCCTGAGGAAGATCGTGACGACTTCTGGGCGGCGATCAACGACCACAGCATTTCTGCTGGTGCGATAAGTCGAGCGCTCGCGAACAGGGGAATCAAATTGACCGCTGGAGCAATCGGTACATACCGTCGAAAGGAATACAGTCATGGCGCTTGAACGCGAAATCCAGTTGGAGGCTGAGATCGCTGATCTTCGTGCAGCGTTGAAGACTGCACAGCAGAAAGAAGCTCGTGCGAAGAAGCGGTCCGATGACATGGTGGAGGCGGTGTATCAGGCTGCGCGTGACGCGGCCCGTGCCACCCCAACCCGTAAACCTGTCCCGTTCAAGAAGGACACCCGCAAAGGTAAGACTGAGGTTGCGTTGGTTCATGCTACGGACTGGCAGTTGGGTAAGCGCACCGTGTCGTTCGGTGTGTCTACACTGGCGAAACGGATCGAGCAGTTCACCGAGAAAGTGATGACGCTCACCGACATTCAACGTGCGGATCATCCTGTGAAGGAGTGCACTTTGATGTTTGGTGGCGACATGGTGGAAGGCATCGGCATCTTCCCGGGACAGGCATACGAGGTTGAGGCGCATCTGTTTGAGCAGTTGTTTGAGGCGACTTCGGTGATGGAAACGATGGTGGCTTCACTCGCAGGGTTCTTTGAGAAGGTTCATGTGGTGTGCGAGTACGGCAACCACGGTCGGTTGGGGCGCAAGGGTGATATGCCTGCCGGTGACAACATCGACCGTATGGCGTATCGCATCGCGTCTGAGCGCACCGCGCATCTGAAGAACGTGACATGGCAGATGTCATCAAACTGGTATCAAATAGTGAACATCGGTTCCTATCGTGCACTGCTGGTGCATGGCGATGAGATCAACTCGTTCGGCGGGAACACTCCAGCGTTCGGCATCCTCCGCAAAGTAAACGCCTGGTCCACGGGTGTGGTCGAGGAATTCCAAGATTGCTACATGGGGCACTGGCACACCCCGATGACACTCACGATGGCTAACGCTGGTCGCATCTTCGTTACTGGTTCACCAGAGTCACACAACGAGTATGCCCGTGCGTTTATCGCAGCAGTCGGCCAGCCCTCCCAACGCCTGCATTTCGTGGATCCTGTGAAGGGTCGAACGACAGCCGAGTACACAGTCTGGTTGGATTAGCCATGCAAGACCCGCTATCCGTTATGACTGAGCACATCAAGAAGCTTGACGCAGAGGTGCAGAAGTGGAAGGACATCGCTGGCATCATGCACGAGTATCTTCAGGAAGGCGACCCGAAGGGTGCGAAAGAACACTACGAGGAGAACGTCCGTGTCTGGTGAAAGAACCATCGTGCTCGTCCAATGGGCTGATACCCACATGAGTGACGCAGGGTGGCTCGACCTAGAAAAGTATGAAGACGATGGCGAAATGCTGGTAGACACCGTAGGATTCCTGATGCCGGTAGGTGAACCAGGCTCCAAAGATCAGCACGTCACCGTCTGGCAAACCCTCTGCAAAGGCGAAGGAATCCACGCAATCCATATCCCAGTAGGGATGGTCCGAGACATCAAGGTTCTTGACACAGCCTCGTTACACCCCTAAGGTAAACCATCTGCAACGGAAGGAGAACCATATGCAGAACAGATACACCGAACCGAAACCACCGCACGGCAGCCAAGAATGGTTGACAGCTCGATGGAAAAACAAGGACGGGGAAACCCGTGTGACCGCATCGGTCGCAGCGGTCGTTCACAACGAACACAAGTACACCACCCCAGCGGATCTCGCTGTTGAACTTCTCTCGGTGACACCCCCTGCACCGAAAGAACAGAACGACGCGATGCGACGAGGCACCATCCTCGAAGAACCACTACTCAGGTGGGCATCCGAAATCCTGGGCAAACCCATCACCGAACCCCATGTGCTGTACGCATACGACGAGGACGGTGTGCGGCTCCTGTCCACCATCGATGGGATGGACCCGTTAGGGGAGGTGTACGAACTGAAAACCTATAACAAGCGTTGGCAAGGACAACTGCCACGTTATTGGTATTGGCAGGGAGTACAGCAGGCGATCTGCACTGACAGTCACGAAATCAACTGGATCGTGTTCGACTCGAATCTGGAACTGCATTTCCATACACAGACCGTGACCAGTGACGAAAAGCAGATACACATTGACGCAGTTCGCCGGTTCCTCAGCTTCATCGATATGGGCATGATGCCAGATATCGCTGATCCCACTTACGACAACGCCGCTACCCTCTACCCACAGGGCATAGAAAACACCGTCGTCTTGGGCCATGAGATCTACGACACTTTAGAACGGTTGTCGTTGGCTCGTGAACAGAAGCGTCAAGCTGAACAGTTAGAGGAACAACTGAAGGGTGAGATCGCGATGATCTTGCAGGACTGTGAGTACGGTGCTGTAGATGGCACGGTGGTCGTGTCGTGGAAGAACAGCAAGCGCACCTCGTTCGACACCAAGAAGTTTGAGGCGGAGCATCCAGCATTGGCCGCCAAGTTCAAGAAAGAAACAACATTCCGCACCATGCGGATCGTCGCAAAGGAGAGCAAGTAATGAGCAACCTCGTGATTGCACCAGACCAGAAAGGTTTCACCCCACAGCAGGTGGCAACCTTGAAGCAGTTGGGTGTGGACAAAGTATCGGACGGTGATCTCGCCGTGTTCTTCCACCAGTGTGTACGCACAGGGCTGGACCCGTTCGCAAAGCAGATTTACATGGTGGGTCGTTGGGATGGTCGTACGAACGCCACCCGTTACACCATTCAGACAGGCATCGATGGATACCGTTTGATTGCTGAACGCACCGGCAAGTATGCAGGCTCAGACGAAACCTGGGTTGAGGAAAACGGTAAGCCTGTGTCTGCGACGGTGACGGTTCGCAAGATCGTGGACGGTCAGGTATGCAACTTCACGGCTACGGCACGTATCGAGGAGTATGTGCAGACAGGCAAGGATGGGAAGCCGATGGGGTTGTGGGCGAAGATGCCGCACCGTATGTTGGCGAAGTGTGCTGAGGCGCTCGCGTTGCGTAAAGCGTTCCCGCAAGATCTATCTGGTTTGTACACAGCGGAGGAGATGTCGCAGGCTGATAACGCTCCAGCTGCACCACAGATGGCGGAGATCCGTGAGATCAACCCTGTCGTGTCGGCAGACAATTTGGCACGGTTCAAGGCTGCGTGTGACGCTGTGCCGATCAGCCACACCGAAGTCATCAAGACTGCTGGGCTGGACGGCAAGGAGATCCGTGAGTCCGATATGCCAGCGTTGCGGGCAGCGTTCAAGAAGGTGAAGGAGGATCTGTTCTCTCCGATTCAGGATGCCGAGATTGTGGAACCTGAGCCAGAGTTCGTGGAAGGTTTCCCGATCCGCACGGTCGCTGATGTGGAGGCTGAGCTGGTGGATATGTTCGGTGCGAAAGAGGTGCCGGTCGAAGCAATCCAGTCGCATCCTGCGAACAGCAAGCCGAAGATCAAGGATCCGTCCGCACCTGCTACGCCTGCACAGTTGGGTGTGATTCGCAAGATGGCACGGAACGTGAACATCATCACGAACGATGACCTTGCTTCACTGTGCACCGATGCGATTGGTCGCCCGATCAGCAAGCTGGATGACTTGACGAAGGGTGAAGCATCACAGATCATCGACACCCTCAACCCGAAATGAGTAACGACATAGTGCACTTCGGGCACGAAATCATTCAGGATCTACTGCTATTCCTGACATCGTTCTTGCTGCTCAGGAGATAGTGCGAAGTGACGCTGGAACAAAACAGAAAGGGAGAATGTGAAGGCAGGAAAGACAAGTGTACGGTCGCTGGATGCCCTAAGTACGGAACTTTGGGACGTGAAGGCCGTGACGGTAAACGACGGGTCAAGGGATGTGGCGACCCTGTTGCGAGGGGCAGGAACGCTAGGCGCAAGGGACTGAAAAAGCAAAGAGATGCTCGCAAGCGTTTAGGAGTTGCGCCATCACATAAGTTTGGTGACGCAAATGAGGAACGCTGGCAAGACGAAATTTTTGCGAATGAGGTCAAAGCCGGTAAGCAGATACAAGCAGCGGTAAATGCTTGGTTGCGTATTGAAGCACAAGTAAAATCAAACGAAGCAGACTTTGGTTCTCGGCGCAAACCAGCGAGGGCAATACTCATGCCCGATGGCTGGGGAAATGAGGGATTGGTTATCGTGAGACTCTCTACGTGGGAAGATTTGGTTCGTCCCGCGATGGAGTGTTACTATCTAGAAAAATAAATATCCCTGCACAGGTTCAGCTGCCAGGGATTGACCGAACGATTGGAGTTCGATTTGAAGAAGTGTAGCAAATGCGGTTTGGACAAAGACCGATCCTTGTTTTACCAGCAACCATCAAAACCAGACGGTCTTCACAGCTGGTGCAAGTCGTGCAAAAAAGAATCTGATGTTCTTTATCGAAGAAATAATCTTGAACTCATCAGAACGAAACAGCGGGAACAGCGAAAGATGAAACGGAAAACGCACCCTGATCTTGCTAAAGATATGAAATTGAAGGAAGTCCATAACATTTCTTTAGATGACTACAAGCGTGTCCTCAAAGAACAAGGGGGAGTGTGTGCTATCTGTGGCGACCAGAATGGGCGGGTTGACCCAAGAACGGGGAAAAGAATGATGCTTTCCGTTGACCACGACCATACCTGTTGTCCGAAAAAATACAGTTGTGGCGATTGTTTTAGGGGGCTACTGTGTAATCGATGCAACATGGGGTTGGGTCACTTCAATGATGATCCACAGCTGATGTTTCGTGCTATTTCGTACTTGACTCGGTTGTTGTAAATAGGCGTAAGGATCACGCAAAGGGAACCCACTGTCACTGGTGTAGGTGTGATTCTCCCCAGCCGATGTCAAAATCTGGTCGGCTGGGGCGATACCCTTATTTTGTAACCTGTTCGTCATCTTTGATATTCTGGGAGGGAATCGATGAGGATATTTACACGGCTTACAGCCGCACTCACGGTAGGGCTGATCGCCTTCGGCAGCATCGTCTACGCAGCCGAAGCCCCAGCCAACCCCCCGTTTCCCACCTACACCCCTCTCAGAGAGGCTCCTATCGCGTCTGAGAGGCTCCTGGAGACACCCATCGTGTTCCGTCACGGCGACATCTCCTGGCTCCCCCAACTCGCAGCCCAGGCAGGCTGGCCTGAACGCACCTGGAAACGCCTCGGAAACATCATCCTCAGAGAATCAGGTGGCTGCCCGAACCGTCGAGGCGGGGACGCAGTAAACAAGTTCTGTGAGATCACCCACGTCACCGAATGGAACCATCGCTCCGACACCGGTTTGCTTCAAATCAACGGGGTCAATTACGATCTCACACGCAACAGATGGGCTGTTGTCTGCAACCAGATGGGAGTCTGCGAGCAGGAACCACTACTCGATCCCCTCACAAACCTAAAAGCTGGATATTTACTGTGGCAGGTGGCAGGATGGGGACCGTGGAAAAGGAACTCACAATGATCCTCGCGGAGATGGATCCCCTATACGACAACGACACCAGTTTCTTCACTGACGCAAACTGCAAAGGTATGCCAGCTGACAAGTTCTTTATTGAGCCACGCACACCCCAACAGCACATCCTGATCGCTGAAGCCAAAAAGATCTGCGGTCTGTGCCCCGTACGGAAACGCTGTCTAGAGTTCGCACTAAACAATCACATCCATCACGGCATTTGGGGTGGGTACACTACGAGACAACGGAGAGGAATACGGCGTGACCGACGAGATCGAGTTTGAGTTAGAAGAATGGCAGAACCGATGCGATGCGTTGCGTATCGCGAACGAGCGTCTGCGTGACGAACGCGACGACCTCAAAGACGTGGCAGAAGATCTGCACAACGAGCTGGAGGACACTCGCCGCCGTTTGAAGGAAGCAACGAGTGTGATCTCACGCCTGCGCACACACATCGCGCAAGGCATTGAACTCTAAACAACTTCAGGAGGGGATATGACACCAGCGGAAATAGATCTCTTTGTGGACCGCCTCTGCTCATTCTGGCCGACCACGAACATCGCACGAAACACGTTGAAGAACGGGTGGAAACACTCCGAAATCATCATCGACGCAACCAGCGACCACGGCAAACAAGTGCTCGCAGACTGCAAACCGTTACCGAAGTTCCCCGACCTGAACGCTATCGAAGCGATGTTCCGCAAAGTGATGAACCGTCAACTCGCAGAGATCGGGTGCGAAAAGTGCGGCAACACCGGCTTCATCGAAGGCACACCAATCCAACAACTCGGTTTCACCTATCGGACATCCCGATACTGCACGTGCAGGAGAACACAATGAAACCAACATTCGGAAGTCTTTTTGCTGGAGTCGGTGGCTTTGACATGGGCATGGAGCAGGCTGGCTGGGAGTGCAAATTCCAAGTCGAATGGGACAAACACTGCCAACACATCCTCAACAAACACTGGCCTGACATCCCCAAATGGGGTGATGTATCCACAGTAAGTGGCACAGAGATCCCACCTGTGGACTGCATCATCTTCGGCTCACCATGCCAAGACCTCTCCGTAGCAGGCAAACGAGCAGGTCTACAAGGGGAACGCTCAGGATTATTTTACGAAGCAGTACGAATCATAAAGGAGATGCGTCATGTCACAAATGGAACTTTTCCCCGATGGGCAATCTGGGAGAACGTCGCCGGAGCCTTGTCCTCCAACAACGGACGGGATTTTGCAGCAGTCATCAGTGAAATGGCTGAAGCAGGGGCGGTTCTCCAAGAATACGCTCTCTTGGATGCGCAATACTTCGGAATACCCCAGCGACGAAGGCGCGTGTTCCTCGTCGCTTGCTTCGATCCTGCAATCGCCCGCAACTGTCCAGACCCGCTACTACCTGTCAGCGAAAGCTTGCGAGGGAATACTGCGAAGGGCAAACCGAAGAGGCAAGTTGCTTCCAGCGAGACTTCAGCAGGCTTTGGAAGCAGCGGTGTCGAACCGTTCGTGAAATCGCGTCGCGCACAGTCCGCTTCCGATGATGAAACATGGGTAGAAGGACAAGTAAACCCAACCCTCAACTCGTTCGACATGGGGGACACACGCTCAACCACCGCCATCGTCACCAACGAAGTCGTCAAAGACCCCGTAGGCACACTCCAAGCAAGAGTCGCAGCAACCAACCACGAATCAATCCGTGACGGTCACGCCATCATCACCGAAACCCACCTTCTTGACGGGACACGAGTAAACGATGTGCGCATCTACGAGCCACCCGTCCAAACCTTGCAAGCACGAATGGGCACTGGAGGCAACAATGTTCCCATGCTCGCGTTTGACACCCAGTTCGGCAGCAACGCCAATGTGTTTGAAGACCGGTCACCAACGCTGAAAGCCAGCCAACAGTCACCCTCGGTCGCATACCCAATCGATGCCCGTAACGCTCTCCGTGACCCAGAAAAATATGATGCCCAAAATCGTCAAGGATTGGGTATCGGAGCTGACGGCGACCCGATGGCAACACTCACATCAGCCCATGTGAACGCTGTCGCATACGACGAATACAACGACAGCATCAACGAAACCCATCATGCGCTACGAGCAGGAACCAAACAATCCACAGGCGTACTAGAACCAACAATGGCTGTACGCAGACTCACACCCCTTGAATGTGAACGTTTGATGGGATGGCCCGACGACCACACCCGATGGAAAGCAGACGGAACCGAACAAGCAGACACGCACCGTTACAAACAGTGCGGCAACGGGGTCGCATCACCAGTCGCACAATGGATCGCGACACACATCCTGAAAGCGCACCGATGAAACAGACCTATCGATGCCCCCGATGCAGACGAACCTGCACCGTCTATGTGAAACTCAGCGAACCACCAATCTGCACCAACCCGAACAAGCATCGATTGATGCCCGCATACATGGAAACCGTTTCCAATAGCGCACAAAAGAAAAGTGACCCGCTCAACCAGCCGGATTAGGGGGACAGCTGGGAGCGGGCCACTCGTGGGCGCGACACGATAGCTAGGTGGGCTACCGCTTTTATTGTCGCGTCACATCATCGAACCCTCACTACCTCGATCTTGCCTTTATGATATCGGGAACCTCCTAGTTCCTCCCAGGCGCGTTGCGCTGCCGACTGCGACCCGTACCGATACTGCATCGCTTCCACCCTTGTGAATGTTTGCCCCTGATATCGGAACGGTCCAGCATAGATCAGCCCATCAGACCGTCGAACAACCCACACCTCCTTTGATGGCTTCGCGAACGCCCCCCGATAGCCCAGCACCTTCCGTTTGAGTCGTCTACCGTGAAGCCGCCAACGCACGAAGCGCCTCCCTCCCAGCCTCCGTAATTTCGCACACCTGTTGAGGGACACCTGAAATCGAATCCCTTACCTCACCGGTGGGTCGAATGTATCCAGCCTGTCGAAGTTCACTGCAACGCTTCCAGTAGCCACACTTCGGATTTCGGGCCAACGTTGAACGATGACCTGCCTCCTCATCGGTGAGCGCTTCGACCCAATACATCCCCAGGATTGTGGCTCGTTGTGATCCTGCTCTGAGTGCTACCGAACGCGCACCCTCCCGAGATGTGTTTCCGTTCTGGCTGCGCACACCGAGCCACCCGTTAGCGTGACCGATCGCCGCCCATTCCTCGTAGCTCGTTGCCATCAGTTGCCCCGACCACTCACTGCCTGATATTCGACTTCATCTACCGAGTCGCCCATCATGTCAACGATTGCCCCGATGACTTCCTCAATGAACGAATGTTCGTTCCAGTCCGAGGGGATCAGGAAATCGAATCGGACCTCTGTTTTTTGTTCCACTGGCTGCTCCTTGTTTATGTCTAGAGACTGCCTCTAGATCGCTCCTGTTCGTCATCGAAGACCACGCCCAACGGCGACAGGACCCCCCTCTACTTGTCGGGGTTGTTCTTCCTCCAGAAATAATCAAGGATCCCCACCCCCACCACTGTGGGAGTCCAAATGAAGAGAAGTGCTCTCAGTGTGTCGCTCACGCTCCATCACCTCCCCCCACAAATTCGGCGCTGTCCATCTCCAAAGTGGTGACGGTCGGCGCGAAATATTCGATGATCCCCTCAATCGTCCACGGCTTGCCAGTCATCGGGGACACCTGATCCCGTGCGTTCAGGAACTCTTTCGCCTTCTTCGCAGCAAGGTTCACTGCGTGACTGCGTGACCGAGAAGATAACGCGCACACCTCGTAGCGTGTGTCGATCTCTGCGAAATAGTAGAGCCGTTTCATTCGGACACCAGCACTTCACGCGACACGCCCAACTCATCGACAGCGACGATGACCACGCAGTAAGGTGAGCGATCTTGCCAACTGATGCGCGCAGCATCAACCCCCACGATTTCGGGAAGCATCGACACAAGTTTGGTCATCCGTGCAGTCACTCGCGCATCCTCAGCCTCCAAACGAGACTGCCAACGCTCGTAACGCTCCGTATTCCAGTTCACGCTGTACCGATCATCAGGACCGTTGCAAAGTTCCTCACCGATACGAAGAAGCTTCTTCGCTTGTCGAACGATGCCCGACAGCACCTGCCGCGCCTCGTAACGATCAGCGAAGTTGTTTCGACCGAGCGCTTGGAACAAGGCGTAACCTGCCTGATCCCCTGCGCGAGTCGTGGCATAGAAGCCACTTCGACTATCTACCTTCATACTCATTTCTTGCCCTCCTAATCATGTGAACGACACGCCTCCGTGCCGTGAAGATGAGTTTAGCCCCATCATCGCCCCTCGTCAGGTCGCGAACCTGAAGCCACCAAAGTGGGCGAGGGAAACCGTTCTACTTCTTGTCGAACTCCGTCCCACATTCGAAACACACATCGCAGCAATCACACTCTGCGACAACCTGCCCACAGTAGAGACACGAATCGTTAGCCACCATCCGAGGAACGACCGTGCGCCCCTCTTGGCACACTGAACACCACACTTCGACACCCTCCCACACTCTCTGCATAACTCCTCCTAATCATGTGCACAACGCCAGACCTCCCAGCGTTGCGAATTCCGGAACCTCCGAAATCGTGCCCCGTCAGGTCGTGAACCTGAAGCCGTCGAAACGGACGGGGCGAACCCTCAGACCTAGTGTGTAACAACCTCACTGAAGAACTTCTCACCAAGATCACAAAACTCCCCAGGAGCGACCGAGAAGCTTTGCGTCCAGTTCGACCCCTCACATTGCACAAGAGCAGCCAACCGAAGAAACGCCAGCGCCCGAGTCGGAAACTCTTCGACCCAAACGTTCTCCCTTCCATCATCAAACGACAGAGCGTAACCATCGTCTGTGCTCTCAATCTTGACGACCCCATCAAAAGAGTCGAACCTCTGCACTCTCATCACTTGTCCTCCTAATCGTGTATCTGATGTCCTCATCAGTCAGCGCCCAACGCTGAGACACCCCTAACGGGGTGTTTCGGACTACTCCCCCACCACCTCCCACACCCAACCTGAGGTCGTCCACTCACCACTACCCAAACGCTCCCAACTCTCCAACACATCAGTGTCGTCCTCACCAACCCACCCCAAGCGCTCACACTCAGAAATCACGAACGCCTTCTGAGCATCAGTGAAGATCGGAACAACCCAACCATTCCAACGCTCCGACCCCACCCCCTCACACTCAACGAACAACTCACCATTGATACTGACTTGCATCATTTCCTCCTAATCATCAGATCACCCACCACTGGGCGACACACACAATATATAGCCACCACACACCCAACATCAAGCACTGTCGAAACACCGAGCTACCCCCCCCACCACACACCCAAACGAAGACCCCACACCCGAAGCGTAGGCGTTACACGGATCGAGATACCTAATCCCTTCCCTATCTGTTTTTGTGTTACCGGAACGTACGTTTGGTTGGTGGTTGGGTGAACACTGTGAGTGTTCGCAGGTGGTGAGCACGGACGGTGGTCGAATCGTCACGCACAGCGACACACGCAACTGGGGGTCTGCCGAGCCACCCGCAGTGATGGATACATATAAGCGTTTTTCTCTGTGTGTGGTTTTGTGCTTTGGAGGGAGCGGCGCTTGTGGATAAGTCTGTGGATATGTTTGTGTACGTGTGTGTACACACGCTGCTCGATGTATCTGTTTGAGAGTGTGTGTTAGCTCCCCCCACGGTTTATCCACAGGGTGTGTGGAATGGTCGCCGTAGCCAGTTTGTTTTAGCCGACACCAGTTGTTGAGTTACGTTCTCTCGCTGCTCCCCCATCTCGATGTATGGGGGTCTACCCAGGTTTCCCTGTTTGCTGCCCGCACCTTGCAAGGGGTGTACGCACATGAGACTTGAATGGAGTTGTGGTGCGGTGAGTATACACGGATCTCAGCTGTTTGCAAGTATGGTACATTTTTGTTTGGTATACCAACCACGTCTAGACAAGGATTATTTATGGCAGCAAAAAAGAAGCCCGCTAAAGCGGATCTTCAGGGTTACTATCAGGCAACGTATTCGGCAACTTCGTCGAGTATGTCGAAGAAGCGTGGATCAAGCCCGTCGGCTTCGACTCGCGCCGCAAGCGGACAGAAGAATCTCATGCGTTTCGGTGAGGAACTTCCTCGTGCAGCAGCAAAGAAGGCCGCCCAGAAAGGGGCAAGAGCTGCTGGTGTTCCGTCTTCGTACTCGAAGAATCGTCGCGGCACCCGCTGACCGCTAAACATCAGGCCCCCTGCCTTCGGGTGGGGGGCTTTTTGTTTTGGTGTGTTGGTGGGCGGGGAGAAACCGGAGCGGAGGGGGTGCTCGACGGCACACCCACCAACACGGTTACGATGGTAACACGATGAGTGCAGGTAGGAGTGGCAGGCGGCAGGTTCCGCCACAAGATGTTGCCCGTTTCTGGCAGGCCCGTGCATCAGGCATGACGATCAAGGAAGCGGCGAAGATTGCTGGGGTGCATTACAACACTGCACAAGGGTGGGATGCGCGGAAACGTAAAGCTAAAGCGGAGTTGGAGATCGCGAAGCTTGATGGGGCGAAGATTCGGAAGGGTGAGGGTGGGGTTCAGAATGATGCGTGGCAGAAGGTTATGGATGTGTCTGATCTGCCACCGGTTATTCCGCATGATCGTTTGTCGGAGGATGCGAAACGTGGGCTAGTCGATTTTGACTTTTTTCGGCGCAGGTATTTGGGTCGTGTCCCGTCGCCGTGGCAGGTGGATGCTGCGTACAAGATTGAGCAGTGGTTGCTGTCGGATGAGAAAGAGTTTTTGGTTTTGAATTGTCCGCCTGGTGCCGGTAAGTCCACCCTGTTTCATGATGTCGCGGTTTGGCAGATTGTGAAGAATCGAAAGATTCGTGTGATGATTGGGTCGGTTTCACAGGCGTTGGCGAAAATGTATTCGCGTCGTATCCGTGAAACGTTGGAGCGTCAGTTCCCGTTGGATCCTGATCCTGTGCTGATTGATAAAGGGTTGGCTATCAAAGCTGAGGGGTGTTTGGCTATCGATTATGGAAGATTCAAGCCTTCTACGGCGGGGAGTTTGTGGCGGGCTGAGGAGTTCATCGTGGAACAAGAAGACCTCGGTGGATTAGATAACAAAGAACCAACCGTGTCGGCGTACGGCATCGAATCAGAGTTCATCGGACATCGCGCCGATCTCTGTTTGTTTGATGACGTGGCCTCACCAGAAAATGCGAAGGAGTCAGCTGCTCGTGACAAACTTATTGAAAGATGGGATTCGATGGCTGAAGCGCGTGTCGATCCAGGTGGCCTTCTGGCAGTTATCGGACAAAGACTCGGACCCCTCGACCTTTACGCCCACTGCCTCTCCAAAGTCACCTACGAAGACTTCGAAGACGACTACGACGGATCAGATGTCACCGACCTCTCAGAAGTCAAAGAACCACTCAAAAAACAGAAATACCATCACCTCATCTACAGGGCCTACTACGAAGACCTTGACACAGGACTCCAAAGCAAAAGGAACTCCAGCCCAGCGTGGCCTAACGGACCGCTCCTCGACCCGTACCGGCTCTCCTGGAAAGACCTCTCGTACATCAAACACTCCAACCCAGCGAAATTCGCGGTCGTCTACCAGCAAGAAGACCAAGCCGAAGGGAACTATCTAATCGAACGAGTGTGGGCAACCGGTGGAATCGGCCCCGACGGGGTGCTCTACCCAGGCTGTATCGATAACGAACGCCGACCAGGGTACATTCCTGCTGGTTTACAGCCCCCACTCATCTCGATAGCTTCGGTGGATCCGAGTCCAACCATGTTTTGGGCTATCCAATGGTGGATTTTCCAGCCAGAAACCAACCTCCGCTTCCTCATTGACGTGGAAAGAGTGAAACTCACCGCAGAACAGCTCCTCGGTTACGACACAACAAGCCGTGTGTACAGCGGAATCATGGAAGATTGGCAGAATCGGGCGTTTGAGATGGGGTATCCGATCTCGCATTGGGTGGTTGAGGTGAACGCAGCCCAACGATTCCTGCTGGCACACGACTTTGTGCGTAAATGGCAGGCTTTGCATGGGGTGATGGTGGTTCCGCACACCACTTCCCGCAACAAACTAGACGAAAACCTCGGTGTCGAGGCTCTCCTGCCACAGTTGTGGCGTACAGGGCAGGTTCGCCTGCCGACGATGCGGGAAAATTGGAAGACGCTGGCGTTCGTAGAGGAAATGTCATCATGGACCCGCGACAAGAAGAACGGGACGGACTTGGTGATGGCTCACTGGTTCGCAGAGTTGCATATGCCGAATCTTGGTCCGGTGAAAACGCCTCCGAGAATGTGGCGACCGTCTTGGATTTAGTGTGTTATCTTGGATACACACGGATCTAGGAGTCATAATGGCAGCGAAAAAGAAGGCACCAGCAAGTAAGGCACCGGCTGGACAAAAAGAAGATGATCGTCTCGCAAAACGAGAGGAACAACTTCGTGTCGCTCGCTATCGAACCGAATACAAGGGTGCAAGCAAGATGAACAATGCTTTGGAGAAGCGAGCTTGGACTCGTTACGGAAAAGCATGGGAGGCATCACAGGGCAGCAAGTATGTTGCTCGCTCAGGTGACGCATCTGGATCTCGCGGGACTGGTCGCTCGCTTTGGTCGCGAATTGGTGGTGGCCTGAACCTTCGCGGAAAGTAGTCAATGCTTTCTACAGACGAAATCGTTGAACTTTACAACCAGCGTCGTCGTGCGCAGGGTCCTGTGCATGAGCAGATGCGCCGTGTACGCGAACTCGCGAACGGTGATGTCATTGTACCACTCAACGAGCTAGACAAGAACGCTAAGTCGTCTGTAGCGAACCTGCTTGTGCAAGGTTTGGATCAGATGTCGATGCGTGTCGCATCAACGATGCCATCCCCATACTTCCCACCGATGAAGGAAGGTTCGGAGCGCTCTAAGAGTTCTGCTCGTACCCGTAAGCGGGCGATGCTCGCGATGTGGGATCACAACCGTATGCAGATGAAGATGCGTCGCCGTTCACGCCACCTGCTCGGTTACAGCCAGTCGGCTGTTGTGTTGAAGCCTGACTTCAAAACACTGATGCCAACCTGGTCTGTACGTAACCCATTGGATACATTCGCGGCACCAGTCGATGACCCAGACAACCCGATCCCCGATGACTGTATCTTCTCGTACCGTGTGACCGCTTCGTATCTGATGCGCACCTACGGTGAACTTGTTTCAGGGAAACTGCGTATGGGTCGTGTGCAGGCTGACACCCGTTACACGATGCTCGAATATGTTTCACCATACGAAATCCAGCTCGTCGTCATCGGTTCTGAGGATGAAGCGAACCTGACCCCAGCCGAACGTGCGGGCGTGGACGCGGTGATGGTTGAATACATTCCGAACCGTACTGGTATGCCATTGGCTGTTGTCGCTAACCGCATCACGTTGGATCGCCCGAAAGGACAGTTCGATGGTGTGTTGGGGATGTATTACACCCGTGCCCGTCTACAAGCGTTGACGGAGATCGCGATTGAGCGCGGTATCTTCCCTGCCGAGTATCTGGTTGCGCGTTCTGGTGAGAACCCTGAGATCATTCAGGTTGCGGATCCTGCTGCTGGTGTCATCGGTATCGTCAAAGGTGGCGACATCCGTTCCGAGCAGCTCAATCCTGGTTACAAGACTGACACGGCGTTGGATCGGTTGGAGCGTCAGGAACGGCTTGAAGGTGCCATTCCAGCGGAATTTGGTGGCGAATCCGCCTCAAATATCCGTACCGGTCGGCGCGGCGAATCCGTTCTTTCTGCAACAGTTGACTATCGAGTTCAAGAAGCGCAAACGACATTTGAGCAATCCATTCTGGCTGAGGACAAAATCGCTATCGCGATTGAGAAAGCGTATTGGGGTAACGAAAAGAAGTCATTCTATATTCCTGGTCGCGCCACAGTGGGACAAGATTCATACACGCCGAACAAGTTGTGGGAATCCGATTTCCATTATGTTGCGTATTCGGCAGCAGGCTCCGATGTGAACAGCCTGATTATTGGTCTAGGTCAGCGGCTCGGTACGGGATTGATGAGCAAAGAATCAGCGCGTGAAGCCGACCCGCTCATCACCGACCCTGATCTAGAACATGATCGCATCATCGCAGAAGGGGTGGAGAGTGCTTTACTTCAGAGTATTCAGCAGCAGGCTTCGAATCCTGATGGCCCGTATCAACCAGAGGACTTGGCGTATCTGACCCGTCTTGTGGTTGAGCAGGATGTCCCGTTGTTTGAGGCTGTAAAGCGTACGGATCAGAGGGCACGTGACCGTCAGGCGGCGATGGCACCTCAGGGTGCACCTGAAACGATGCCAGGGTTGGCGATGCCAGGTATGGGTGCAGAGATGCAGGCTGCTGCACCTGTTCCTGCTGGTCCTCCACCTATCGGTGATTTGCTCGCACAGTTAGGAGGCTGAAATGTCTGACACCCCGTACTCAAATCGGAGCGATCTACAGAATGTGGCTGCGAAAGTAGCGACAGGTCAAACCTACGGTATGGCTAAACAGCAGATGGAAGCACAACGCGCCGTCCCAATGGGCAAGTCACCTGTTGATGTGGCTGCTGTTCAGCGTCCGGTGCCTGGGACGTTGGGTTCGTTGACTCGCCCTACGGAGCGTCCGATGGAACCGATCACGGCTGGTGCGCCGTTTGGTGCTGGACCGTCACCAACTGCTGCTGGTATCCCGATGCCTTCTGGTGATTCTGCGCTCGCTGAACTTCGAGCAATCTACGAGATGTTTCCGAACGATGATCTCGCAGATCTTATTGACGCATACACCCGTGACGGTTTCTAATGCCATCAAATTTCATTGATGGTGTAACCGAACAGAAAATCTTTGACACGATTTCTGCTAACAAGCAGGAAAACGCTCTCTATCGCACGAACGCATCTCCGCAGGTTGCACAAGCGGCAGCACAGATCTATCGCAATAGTCCGTGGCTGACCCCAGGGCAGGTGCTCACGCTTGCTAAGGGTGGAGCATCACCACAAGCCATCCAGTTGGCTTCGGAGATTCAAGCGAAGATTGCGCCTGAGAAAGTGGATACGACTCGTCAGCGTCAAAAGAGCTGGTGGGAACGCAACGTGTTTGACAAAGCGAAGGCTGTTTCACGCTGGTCATTCGCAACACTGAACCTTGCCCCTGAGATCGCGCAGAACGTTGCGTCACAGATTGCGTCACCGAACGATCCTGACGGTTGGGATGGGTTCTTCAAATCGACTTCGTTGGGCACGATGTTTCAGGACTCTGGGCTTGCTGGTGAGGGCTGGTTCATGGGTGGCAAAGCGATGGAGAAGCAGGCTGAACGCGCTCGCCGTTTCCGTGGCACTGTTGGTGACTCGGCGTGGACGATTGGGCGTGGCGCAGCCGATGTGTTCTTCACCCCAGGCTCCAAAGAGTATTCGATTCTGTCCGGTGTCCTAGATGCTGTAGTGGCGATTGGTGCAGATCCAACGATTGTTGGTGGCAAAGCGTTGGCTGGTGCTCGCGCTGGTCGAGCCACCATCGCAGGAATCCAAACCGCCGAGGAAATTTCGGCTGCAAAAAAGATTGCCCTTGTCGCAGATAAGGCGCTGGCTGGTTTGACGGACGCAGAAAAAGCAGCGTGGGACACTTCCAAGTTCACTCGTTTCATGACCTCAGATACGCGAGCAAAGCGTCTGTTGGATGTTGTTGCTGGCGAGGATGACCCTGTTCGTTTGTTCCGTGACGTGTTTGACGGAAAGATTGATTTGGCTACAGCAAAGAAACTGTCTGAAGCAAAGACAACGGATCAGATTCTTGGCATCCTCGGTGAACAGACAGCTGTGTTGGATGAGGTTTCTGCTCGCGCACTCCCAACCGACATCCGTGACATCCGTGGCTCACAACGCTTCTACAAGGAACGCACCCCACTGGTCAACACGTGGAGACAGTCCCGTGCCCTGACCGAAATGCCAGAGAACTTCATCCTGCATGGCAACACCTTCGACAAGATGAAGGCGCTAAAGAACTACAACAACTATCTAAACACCATCAAGTCGGGTTACACCGAAACCGATGAGGGTCGCAAGTTGATGCGCACCATGTTTGATGCGCTGACCGATGACACGAAAACTGGTTTGGATATGGCGCGTGATGCGTTTGATGCCACCGTCAAAACCCTGCTTGACGAGGACGGTGTACCAGAAGTCATCAGCAGGGATCTGTTCGCGAAGGTGCGTGAAAGCATTGATGAAACACGCGCATACTTCGTTGATGAGGCAGGCGACCCAACGGACGCGGGATTCGTACAAGCGCTCATTCAGTCAGGCAAACTTGATCCAGCAGTCTTCGGCAACCTGACACCCGACAACCTGAAGTCGCTTCGACTCCACGGCCCAGGCTCAGTTGTGGAACTCCTTGACCGGACCCATGTGCTCCCTGATGTGCGTACTTTGCGTCGCGTCACGGCAAACCCGATTTTGAAAAAGATGATTGCTCGCGCAGACGCAGACCCACGCGCCGCTATCGCGCTGGCTGAGTATGTGCAGAACAAGGTGTGGAAGCCATTGACGCTTGCTACCGGTGGATACATCATGCGCAATATGTTTGATGCTCAGGTACGTATCGCAACTATTGGTAAGGAAGGGTTCTTCAATCACCCTTTGAGATATATCCAATGGGTCATCGGAGACAAGGGCGCTGAACGGATCATTGGCAGAAACTTTGATGAAGGTATCCGTGGACTCACCGACCAGTTTGACGAACTCACGGACTATTACGCCGAATCACAGCAGTTGGCTCTCGGTCGAGGACTTGAAGATGTCGTGCCTGCCATACGCCGTGGGACACGCAAAGATTTTGACATCGTTTCCCGTTTGAAGGACGGCCCAGAACTGTGGTCGCGTGGACTGGTGGACGAGCTGATTCAGATCTCTAAGGACACGTTGGAGAACGCTGTTGCTAAGGGAATTCCAACCGATGAACTTGTGGATTATCTGAAGAACAATCCGAAGGGTCGTGAAGCGCTTGCCCAAATCGAGAAGTATTTGGATAACGGAATCAACATCGTTGGTGATGCCGACTACTCAATCAAGGTTCCTGTGCGTGGAGTGGATGACGAGGTGTTGCGCCAATGGATTGACCATCTTGCTAAGGGTCGAGTGAACCTGAAGACTGGTGGTGACGCTGATCTGGCGTTCGCTGTCGGATACAAGCGTGTCCCGTTGAACGAAACCTTTACCCAGTTCGCTGACGACATCCAGCCATCGCAGATTCTTGACGGCCCGATGAACCGTGGTCGTGGAACGCTCGTGGATCTTGGCGCTGACGCTGACGGAAACAAGATTCTGGCAATCGTCACCGACGTCGCAGACACACCGAACGGTGATCGCTGGCTTCTTCGCCGTGTCTCAAACAACCGTTTCACCGGCAAGCCTTTGAATCAGGCTGAGGCTGAAGAATTTGCTCGTGGACGCGCAGAACTTACACGCCTCGTCAACGAAAAGCGTGGTGTCGCAAACCTGCCAGACAAGGTAAAGATCCGTAAGCGTGTCGCCACACCAGACAAGAGTTCCCCAGCAGGTCGAGCATTAGATCGCATGACGAACCTGTTCTTCCACGAACTGTACGAGAAGCGTTTCGTCAACAAGCTGGAACGCTCACCTGTGTATCGCCAGTTCTACTACGAGCGTGTCGCAGAAACGGTCGGCTCACTCAGCAAGACCGAGGCTAGGGATCTGTTGGATCGCATCTTGACCCGTGCTGCGGAGATTGAGATGAAGCCCGCCGACTATGTGGGTGGCAAAGCGAACTGGAGAAAGATTCAGCAACTTGCCAGCCAAGCGAACGGTACGGGAACCGTCAGAGACTTGGATGATTACGCAGGTTTGATGGCGCTCCAATCCACAAAGGATGCACTGTTCAACGCGACGAGCCGTAACAACCTTGAAGACGCTTTGCGTATCGTTGTGCCGTTCGGTGCTGCGTGGCGTGAGGTTCTAGGAACCTACGCCCGTTATGTTGCAGAGGATCCCACCCGTATTCGTCGAGCACAACAGGTGTTCAACGGTTTGACGAACGCCGACCCAGACGCAGACGGAAACGGATTCTTCTACCGTGACCCAGTATCCGGTGAATACTCATTCAACTTCCCGATGTCTGGCGAGATCAGCAAACTGGTCACAGGGATTGGTGGTGGCCCAGGCTTGGAGGTTCCGTTGCAAGCACCTGTGAAGCGTCTCTCTATCGGCTTGTCTGTTATCCCTGCTATCGGACCTGTTGCACAGATCCCTGTCGGGATGCTCCCTGACACCCCCACGTTTGATGGCATCATCTCGATTCTTTTGCCGTATGGTCGAACCACGGCAGGGAAACTTGGTTTGCCATCGTGGGCGCAGAAAGCAAAGTCCGCGCTCATGGACAACCCGAACAAAATGGACACCATTCTTGGCAACACCTACGCCGACACACTTCGTGCTCTTGCCGCGTCAGGTGACTACAACATGGATGATCCGCAACAGCGTCAACAGTTGCTAGAGGACGCTAAGGGTAAGGCACGAATCTTGACTGCGATGCGAGCACTCGGTCAGTTCATTGGACCTGCTGCACCAAGCAACGAGTTCGTGATTGACAGCAAGGATGGCGACATCTACGCCTCTCAGCTCATCAAAGAGTTCTACCGTCTACAGAACGAGAACTATGACACTGCTGTGAGCGAGTTCTTGCGCATCTACGGTGATGACGCGATGCTGTATCTGTCGTCTAAGAGCAAGGCAACCGTGGGCGGGTTGGAGGCTACGAAAGAGTTCGGTGACTGGGAACGCCGTAACGGTGGACTCATCGAACAGTTCCCTGATGTTGCAGCATATTTTGCGCCTGGTGGATCAGACTTTGACTTCACCACTTGGGAACGCCAGATCCGTACCGGTAAGCGTGAGCGTCTGTCGGCAAAGGAGATTGTGGAGCAGGCTGAGTATCGGATTGGTTCTGCCCAATATCGGGCTTACCGTTCGCAGATCGGACCGTACCCGAACGCCGAGCAGAGGGCATGGTTGCGCAACGTTCGATCTGAACTGAATCGCAAGTACCCAGGTTTCCCTGCTGTCCCTGTGTTTACGGTCGGCGAGTTTGAGCAGAAGGTTGCACAGATGCAACAGGCTGTTCAGGATCCGCGTCTGCAAGGGAACGAGACTGCGAAAGCAATCAGCGACTACCTCACTTACCGTGAGCAGGCGATTGCACAGTATGTGGCCGCTGGTGGGTCGGCGCAAGGTTTTGCTTCTGCGAAAGCAGCCGAACCGCTACGTGACTGGTTGGCTAATATCGGTACGACTCTTGCTGCAACGACACCTGATTTCTCTCGTGTTTGGGAACGGGAGTTACAATCAGAGGTTGACCAATGAGCACTGACCCAAAGCCTGTGAATCCTGCCGATCCTGCTGGTCTTGGCGTTGCCCCGCCACCTGTCGCGACAACCGATAAGGGACAGCAACCCTTCCTTCGACCTGTTACTGGCGTTACGCAGGAAATGCTTCGAGCGGAACAGCAGGCATTTACTCCTCAGTTTTCACAGACGGTTGAGGGTGGTGCTGATCGACCGCGAACACGCTCCACGATTAGCGGGTACCTCTATGCCGGAACGAACCTCGTTGATGGCTCTGGTCGAATCGTACGTCAACGCTATGACGCAACCCGTGAGGCGTACACCGAACTTCGTTCAATGGACGCAACAGAGCGCACAGCTTTTCTCAATGAGATGTATCAGCGTGGACTGTATGACGGAAAGATCAAGCCATCCGCGACAGGGTTCACGCCAGCAGACCTGAAGGTTATGCAGCAGGTGTTGCTCGCATCTAATGAATACGGGTACGAGTGGCGCACATCATTGAACTTCATTCGTCAAGAAAACCCTGTGTCTTCGCCTGGTGCTGGTCGCAAGATACCGTCAGCGATTGACTTGGGTCGTGCACTTGACGAGCAGGCCCTCAGTTCGCTTGGTCGAACACTGACCGCACAGGAACGTCAGCAGCAGGTTGCCAACATTCAGGGTCAGATTCGTGGTGGCACGGATGTGCAGACATCTACACTTATTGAAATGGCTCCAGGCAAAGTTGCGCCAGCAGAAGAACAGGCATACAACTTCGCTCGTGTAGCTGACATCACATCACGTATCTTGGGTGGCTCGTAATGGCTGCTAGTGACGATCTTCAGAAAGCCAAAGAAGCGCTTGCTGCTGGCAAGAAATTTACCTATAAAGGTAAGAGTTATTCGCTGACGGAGATTCGCGACACTCTGATTCCTGACATCTTGGAGCCAGCAGTCGAGGCCGAGACAAAGCAACAGCAGACTTCCGAACAGCAGGCTGGTGCGCAGCGTCAGGTTGTGGAAGACATCGTTGCTCAAACGAAACTGGCTATTGACCGAGCCAAGACAGCCAAGAGGTCTGCTGAAACCGCAGCGAACCAGGCTCGACGGGCGTTCAATAACGGGCAGATCAGTGAGGCGGAATTTACTGCGGCGGTCAATCTTCCTGCACAGATTCAGGAAGATATTGATTTGATGTCGGCAGGGAAAAGCATCGGTCGTCTTGTTGGCACAGCATCTTATGAAGCCGTGCCTGTTACCCCAGCTAAGACCACAAGTATTACAAGCAAAACAGCCACCCCTAGTGGCGCTCAGGAACGTCTTGGTGGAACATCTGATGTCGTCCCAGCAAAGCCAACCATAACGCCGACTGAAAGCGTCCCACCATCTGCGCCGAGCGTCACGCCAGTCAAAGGCAAGGGCAAAGGCAAGAAGGCTCCGGTTGTCTCACCCGACGCATGGAAAGACATTTTGCGTGAACGCTTCCCTGCTTACAACAATGACTGGTTGACTGAGAACGCAACTACCCACTTCGGGCAAGACGTAATTGAATTGATGATTGAGGCCGCGAATCCGAACGGCAAGTTTGGTGGGCTAAAAACTGAAGACGGGTTGAAGGCGTACGAACTTGCGTTCAGGCAAACGAACTACTACCTGAACACCACTTCTTCTGCGAGACAGTTCGATCAGTCCACGCCAGCCACACAGAAAGCGCTGGTCGATGCCAAGAAACTGGAACTGTCTGGGGAACTTGGCGACATCGGTCTGGACGAAACCACGCTCAACGCCCTGGCTTCTGATGCGGCCCGTAAAGGTTTGACTGGTCTTGGCTTGCGTCAAGCTGCCTACTCGTACATTCTGAAGCCAGCCGATCAGCCGACTGCTGTCGCCACCCGTGCGATGGAAGCCGCTGACGCTGACAGGATTCGTGCTATTGGTCGCGCTTACAACTACAACGTGAGTGACGCTGAACTGAAGTCCATCCTTACCGGTGCGCCAACCCCAGCAGGTGTGGTGCTGACTGAGGAAGGGTTGCGTCAGAAGGCGCAGAACTGGGCGAAGGGTGCGATGCCCCAGCTCGCAGATCAGATTGATCGCGGGTTGACGCTCGAAGAAATCGGTGGCAACTATCAGAAGTACGCGGCACAGATCTTGGAGCAACCAGAAGACAAGATTGATATGTTCTCTGGCCCGTATCTTCAGGCTTTCGGTACGAAGGAAACTGGTCAGATGTCGCTTGGTGATTGGATTGAGCGTTTGAAGTCTGATTCTCGGTTTGGTTGGCAGTACACGAAGCAGGCGAATCAGCAGGCTACGGATGTGGCGTTGGCGATTGCTAGAGCGTTTGGGAAGGTTCAGTAATGAGTGATCTTGGAATGATGGATGCTGGTCAGCGGGCTGAGCAAATTCAACGGGAGCAGGCTGCTGGCACGACTGTTTCGCGAGAGCGTCCAATCGTTGAGTCGTTTACGCCGACTCCTCCAGTTGAGGAGGCTGAGGATCCTGTTGCTCGTGAGATGCGTTTGGATCGTGAGGCTCGTGCTGCTGCTGAGGCTTTGGCTGCGAACCAGCGCCGACAGGATGCCCGTTCCACCATCAACGCCGTGCTGTCCAGTTACGGTCTTGCCGAACTAGCTGACTACACCTACAACCAGATTATTGTGCGTGAAACCGTCAACATCAACAATCCTGACGCAATCATCTATGCATTGCGTGAACAGCCTGCGTATCAGAAACGTTTTGCCGCTAACGCTGTCCGTGCCCGTAAGGGTTTGTCTGAGTTGGATCCTGCGTCGTATATCGCGTTGGAGAACCAGTATCGGGAAACGCTTCGAGCGAATGGTATGCCAGCCAACTTCTATGACCAGAACGATGACTTCACCGCGTTGCTCGAAGGTGATGTTTCTCCAGCCGAATTGAATGAGCGTGTTCAGCAGGGGTATCGTGCGGTCGCTGACGCTGACCCTGAGGTGAAGCGCCAGATGCAACAGCTCTATGGGGTGGGTGAGGCTGAATTGGCTGCCTACTTCCTTGACCCTGAACGTGCCGCACCGCTCCTGACTCGTCAGGCTCGTGCCGCTCAGATCGCTGCCCGTGGATCCGAGCAGGGTGGGATCCAGTTGAGTGGTGCGCTCGCTGAGGATCTGGCTCGACGCGGTATCACCGAAGCTGAAGCCCAGCGTGGGTTCGCTGAGATTGGTGCGTTGGGTGAGTTGCGTCAAACCTTTGCAGGTGAAACCGCGCTCTCCACCGAGCAGATCGTGGGATCCCAGTTCGGGACCGATATCCAGGCTCAGCAGGAGTTAGAGCGTCGCCGCCGTTTGCGTACCGGTGAGTTCGCTGGTGGCGGTCAGTTCACTCGCACCACTGGAGCTACCTCAGGCTCGATTGAGACAGGTGTCGGCACCGCACAGTAACCACCGACAGTGGTGTGTGTTACACTTCGAGTGTTCCAACAGGGACACCATCGGAACCCCCCGATTTCGATGTGAAAACAAGGGTGAGACTTTGCAGCCATCTGGAACCTCCAACCAGATGTGGGCAGAAGGAGTGAGCCATGTCAGAAGCAAACTTTGAGTTTGATGAGGACGCGGTAGAGCAACAGCCGAAGGATCCCGTTAGGGCACATCTGCGGAAACTCGAAGCCGAAAATAAGGCTTTGAAAGAGCAGGTCGCAGCCAAAGCGGAAGCCGAACGAAAGCTGGCGTTTGTGGAAGCAGGCATCGACCTGTCAGCCCCAGGTGCCAAGTATTTCGTGAAGGGCTATGACGGTGAACTTTCACCGGAAGCAATCCGACAGGCGGCCGAGGAAGCAAGTCTCATTCGTAAGCAAGACACATCTGGTGAACAGCAGGCGTGGAACAGGGTGGCTCAGGCTGCTCGTGCGGGTGAAACAAGCGAACCGGTTGTTGACTACAGTGCCAAAATCAAGCAGGCACGTTCAGCCGATGAAGTGATGCAACTGCTGGCTCAGGCGAGAGCCGAAGCAGAAAAACTGTAAACCCCAACAAGTAAAGGAAGGCCCTAAGTGGCTTACACGCAAGTATCCTCGCTCAACACCGTTCAGGCGGCGTACGAGCAGCTGGCCTACTTCGCGCTGCGCTCCGAACTCCTGTTCGATCAGGCAGCCGATGTCCAGCCAACCAACCAGTCGATGCCAGGAAGCTCGGTGGTCTTCACCAAGTTCGCTGACCTCTCGGCAGCAACCAGCACCCTCGACGAGATCACCGATGTCACCCCAGTCGCGATGAGCGACAGCCAGGTGACGGTCACGCTCGCCGAGTACGGCAACGCGATCAACACGACCGCCAAGCTCCGTGGCACCTCGTTCATGGATGTGGACGCAGCCGCAGCGAACATCATCGGCTACAACGCTGGTGACTCGCTCGATCAGGTTGTCCGCGACGTTCTCGCCGCTGGCACCCAGAACATCTTCTACGGTTCGGGTGGCGCTTCGCTCCCGACGAGCCGTGCGACGGTCGGTTCTGACGACATCATCACCGCGAACGACATCCGCAAGATGACCGCTTCGCTCCGCAAGAAGAACGTTGCCACGTTCAACGGCTACTACATGGGTTTCATTCACCCAGACGTGTCGTACGACCTTCGTCGCGAGACGGGCAACGCTTCGTGGAACGCTCCGCACGTCAACGTGGATGTCGCAGGCATCTACAACGGCGAGATCGGAATGTTCGAGTCGGTGCGTTTCATCGAGACGCCACGCGCGAAGATCTTCGCAAACGCTTCGGACGGGTCGGGTTCTTCGACTGGTTCCAGCGCAACCGTGGACGTGTACTGCACCCACGTCATGGGCCGCCAGTCGCTTGCAAAGGCGTACTCGATTGTCGATGGCAACGGCGCGTTCCCGAAGATCGTGGAAGGTCCAGTTGTGGACGTTCTGCGCCGCTTCAACCCAACCGGCTGGTACTGGCTGGGTGGCTACGGCCGCTTCCGTGAGGAAGCACTCGGACGCATCGAGTCGTCGTCCAGCATTGGTGCCAACTAACTAGTTGGTTCTCCGCGAAGCGGGGATCGGTGGGTGTATGCCTGCTGATCCCCGCTTTTTGCGTTTGCTACACTGTCACTGATGTCAATTTCTAACTACGCCGAAAACGCTCTGCTCGACACTCTGAGGAATCAGTCGTTTGCTGTCACCACCACCTACGTCAAGTTGCACACTGGCGATCCAGGTGAAGCTGGTACGAGCAACGCTGCGACTGAGACGACTCGTAAGTCCGTGTCATGGTCGGCTGCTTCGTCGGGTTCGTTGGCTTCTTCTGCGACTCTTGAATGGACCAACGTCGCGGCAACAGAAACGTACTCACATTGGTCGCTTTGGGATAATGCTTCTACGGGCAACTGTTTGTGGTCTGGCGCTTTGTCTTCTTCTGCTGCTGTCACTGCTGGCGACACCTTCCAGATCACTTCGCTGACGCTTACGCTGGATTAGTGGGGTAGCCCGTCGTGGCGACAAATTTCCCCACCTCTCTTGATGCGCTAACTAATCCTACGTCGACTTCAACGTTGACGAGTCCTTCTCATGCGGGTCAGCACGCGGATGCGAATGATGCGATTGAGGCGTTGCAGGCGAAGGTTGGTGTGAATTCGTCTGCTGTGACGACGAGTCTTGATTATAAGGTAGAGAACATTCTTGCGGTTTCGCAGTCGTATCGTAATGTGGTTATCAACGGTGCGATGCAGGTTGCGCAACGAGGAACCAGTGTTACTGGAATTGTTGGTAATGGCTATTACACAGCAGACCGATGGAATCTTGATATCGCGGCATTGGGTACCTGGACCCAAAGTGTTGAAAATGATGCGCCGACTGGTTCGGGTTTGCGTAAATCGTTGAAAATGCTTTGTACCACCGCGGATGCCTCTCCAGCGGCAGGAGATTATGTTTATTTGAGCCAAAGAATTGAAGGTCAGAACGCCCAAGTTTTTGCTAAAGGGACATCGTCGGCAAAGTCAATGACCGTTTCGTTTTGGGTAAAATCAAATGTGACTGGAACTTTTGTTGTTCGACTTCTTGATGCGGACAATTCAAACCGCATGGCTAGCGCTCAATACACAATTTCTGCTTCGGCTACCTGGGAAAAAAAGACTGTGACATTTACAGGAGATACGACTGGAGCGTTTGATAACGATGCCAATGGTTCCTTATGGGTTTCATTTTGGTTGGCTGGAGGGTCAAACTTCACTTCTGGCGCAACACAATCCTGGGGGTCTTATACAGCGGCGAATGAAGCACCAAGTCAAACCAATGTCGCGGCTACCGTGAACAATTATTGGCAGGTAACTGGTGTACAACTTGAACCTGGTTCGGTTGCGACGCCATTTGAGTTTGAACAATTTGATGTCACGTTGCGTAGATGTATGCGCTACTTTGAAAAATCATTCAACTACTCAACCGCTCCAGCACACAACACGGGCGCTCTTGCTCTGCACAACAACTGCGGTTCTCTCGGATGCGGAGGAAACACTTATTTCCGTTTGGTATACCAAGTTCGAAAACGAGGCGCACCTACAATGCGGGCATACGATTCAGGCGCGACCCATACCGCAACCGAAAACTGGTGGCGCTCATATAGCGGTTGTGCTGGAACAGCAGTGCAAAACGCTATATCCATGACCTTTTATGAATCTTTTGCCGACGGATATCTTCAGTACTCCACAGGTGCTGGATTCGGATTTGAATACACACTGGATGCAGAACTATGAGTTTCGTAATTCAACGCCACACCAGCAACGTGATGGGCGAATTCATCACCATTTTCGAACCATCATCTGGGAAAATCATTCCACCAAATGAAAACAATACCGACTATCAGCGTTACTTGGCTTGGGTTGCTGAAGGAAACGTCGCGGAGGAACGGAACCCGCAAGGGTAGTCAATGACTACCTATAACTTTTCTGAATACCAGTACGACCAGTCTGGTGCCCAATACAACCTTTTCCCGATACAGCGAACAGCAACGGGGTCTGGGACTGGATCGCAATCAGCCACACGGCTTCTTGTAGCAAAACGCACTGCCAGCAACACGGCAACAGGTACCTCGACAGCCGCAACCAAAGCAAGCCGTGACCGCCTCGGCTACCTCATTGACTACCACACAGGCTTCTACGGTAATGGCGGACGTTTCTACCTCGGCGCAAGAGTCATCAGCCGAACCGCAACAAGCTCAGGGCAAGGCACACAAACCGCAAACCGCCTCGTCATCAACATCCGAATCGCCAC